TCGGGAGGCTATCCAGGCAGGCGCACACACGGCCTAGATGACATGTCGTGGGAAACCGCAAAGGCCGCCCTCGACTACTTTCTCCAAAGCATGGCCGACGCCGAGTGGCCGAAATTCGTGACCTTTTATGGAGGTGAGCCATGGCTCAATGCTCGCCTCATCCAGGCATCGATAGCTTACGTCTCGGCCAAGGCGCCCTACGTTCAGTTTCACACCACGACTAATGGAACCCTCCTGACTGACGATCTCGCCGATTATTTGGCAGCCCACGATGTCAAGATACGGGTGAGTCTGGACGGACCCCGCGAGGTTCACGATCGGAACCGAGTCGCTGCCGACGGAACCGGATCGTTTGAACGGATCTGGGCCAATCTGACCAGGCTCCGTGAGCGCCACGGCGACTATTATCAGGCATCCGTATCGTTCGAAGCTACGATAGCAGATCCGTCCGACGCCGAGCGAGTGGTAGACTTTTTTCTATCCTACCCCAGCGTCTTCGCCGCGGGACGGGTCAAGTTGGCTAGAATGGCGCCGGGGCATCGTGCATATGATCGCCGTGAGCGCGGGGAACGAACCGGCCTCGGCAGACTTGAGCAGCGCTTTCTGTCCAAGCTTACGACCGGAGAGGCCGGCGCCAGCGAAACGGTTCTTCTGCGCACTCTGTTTGAGCCGCCCTATCTCACCATCCATCGACGGCACATCGATTTCGACCGAACGATTGCCGTGCTGCCATCGATTACTGGCGCGGTCATCTGGTCCGATACTGCTCCACGCTCGAGGCTAACCCCAGAGCTTTCGACTTCTTGGACACCATCGTCGTCACGGCCCCGCCAGTTCCCGAACTGGAGGAGTTGGGATCTTGCATGAAATGACGCGCGTTTCGAGAAGTGTGAGAATTGGATTGAGTGAGTTGGACGTTCCGAGTGACCATAACCCATGCATGTTATTATCCAGGACATTCGATTTGGAATCAGGCTGTTGGGCCGGAGTTGGGGTTGGACCGTGGCTGCGCTCGTCACCATCGCGCTCGGCATCGCATCGGCGAGTGCCACCTTCAGCGTCATCAATGCCGTCATGCTGCGCCCCCTTCCGTACGCCGCGCCGGACAGGCTTGTCGTCGTTTGGAGAGTCGATAGCAGCCGTCAAACGCCCGTTCGCACGGACCTCGCGGAGGACTGGCGCGGCCTGAGTAGGTCGTTCGACCGGATCGGATGGTACCGCGCATGGATGTTGAATGTCTCGGGCACGGGCGAGCCGCAGCGCATTGCGAGCGCAGCAGTTTCGGCCGATCTGTTCACATGCCTAGGGACAGCACCGGCGCTGGGGCGCTTGTTCCTGCAAAACGACATGTATCCCGGTAGCGACCATGTTGCGATTTTGAGCGACAGCCTCTGGCGGCGAATGTTTGCCTCCGACCCTCGGACAGTCGGAAAGACGGTCCGCCTGGATGGTGAGCCGCATACAGTCATCGGCGTCATGCCAACAGGGTTTCAGTATCTGCTTCCAAACTCGCTTCCGGATACCGAACTGTGGGTGCCCATCAGCCGCGCGTACCGCCCCCGGCGCCCCTGGACAGTTGCGACAGCCGTCGGACGACTAAAGCCGGGTGTTTCTGTGGCACAGGCCGAAGCCGACATCGGTGCGATTACAAGCACCTCGTGGAGGAGGGTAGGTCGTCGCCCGGCGGCAGGGTCACTCTTGCTCGACTGGACCGCCAGGTTGTCGGTCGGTTCCGCTCCGCACTGATGATCGCGTTCGGAGCTGTTCTGTGCGTCCTATTGATCGCCAGTATCAATCTGATGGGAATGTTCCTCGTGTGGACCGCGGCGCGCCGGAGAGAGATCGCGGTGCGCGGCATGTTGGGCGCGTCGCGGTCCCGGTTGATCAGGCAATTGGTCACGGAAAGCAGTTTGGTTTCGGTTTCCGGCGGTTTGACTAACAACGGCACCGGCACCATTACCGTGACCAATCTGGGCGCGACGCTCCAGTTGAATGACACCTTTTTCCTGTTCAGCCAGGGGATGAGCAACGGCGCCGCGCTGACGGTGATCTCGCCCTCTGGATAATCTTTCGTTCGGATGCACTTGAGGGTCACCGCATAGTTTCCGTCGATGGTGTAAGCGGCGTGGAAGAGGTGCTCGCTCCATTCCACCACCTCGACTTCCAACATGAGACCACCGAAGTTCTTGATCAGTTTTGCCGGCATCGTCGTGAGTCCTCCTTGCCACTGACAGTCGTCGCTCCCGTCGGCCGGTATTGCAAGGCAAAAGTCGGCCTGCGCGGAGGTGCGGCATGGCTCTGACGCTCCAGCAACTGCAGGCGAATCTCGATTCGATAAACCAGCAGATCGCAGGCGTGGTGTCGAAAGCCAGGTCTCCCGATGGCAAGGAGGTCACGTACCGGCCCATGGCGGAATTGCTGCTGGCGAAAGGCAATATCGAGGAGCAGATCCGGACCTATGGCGGCAAGAGCGATTCCAAATCGACGTTGGCAGAGCACAGCCGCGGCTATGGGCACAGAGGGTCGTACCCAGGGGGACACCGATCATGAACGTCCTCGACCGCGCAATCGAACTCGTTGCGCCCAAAGCAGCTTTGCGCCGGGCACAGGCGCGCGCCGTGTTGACGCTGACCCAGGATTTCATGGGCCGCCACGCCGAGCGATTCTCTTACGACGGTGCAGCGGCGGGCCGGCGCGCGAACAGTTGGATTGCGCCATCGACCGACGCCAACGTCGAGTTGATGGGATCGCTGGTGTGGCTACGCAATCGCAGTCGCGACCTCGTCCGGAACAATCCGTATGCCTGCAAGGCGGTCGAGGAGCTCGTGGGCAACACGGTCGGAACAGGGATCGTTCCGCAGGCGAAGACCGGCAGTGCCGCCCTCGACAAGATTATCGACGGGGAGTGGCTCTACTTCGTCGAGGCCTGTGACACTCCGCAGCGGCTGGACTTCTATGGCATGCAGGCTCTGATCCTGCGAACGATGGCAGAGAGCGGGGAATCCATCGTGCGCTTCCGGCCGCGCCTGACGCAGGACAATCTTCGGGTGCCATTGCAACTTCAATTGCTCGAGGCGGATTTTCTCGACCACGCGCGCACCATGGGCACGGTCAACGGCCACGTGATGCAGGGCGTCCAGTTCGACCTGCTGGGCCGGCGCATCGCCTATTGGATCTACACCTACCATCCGGGCGGAATGTTGATTATGAATCCGCGCGGAGGCATCCTCAGCGTCCCCGTGCCGGCCGAGCAGATTCTGCATTCGTACCGCGTGCTGCGACCTGGGCAGATCCGCGGCGTGCCCTGGTTGTCGCCGGTGATGATGGCGTTGCGCGACCTTGACGATTATGCGGACGCGGAGCGGGTGCGCAAGAAGATCGAGGCCTGCGTAACCGCCATGGTCACGCAGCCGGAGGGCCTGGAGGGATCGTTGCTCGGACTCCCCGAAGGCACTGACCCGAGAACCAGGCGCCCGATTGAAGAGTTCCAGCCGGGCCAGGTGGCATACCTCAAGCCGGGCGAGGACGTGAAGTTCAACAACCCGCCCCCGCTTGGCGGCTACCGCGAATACAAGATGACCGAGCTGCAGGGCATCATGGCCGGCATTGGCCTGCCCTACGAACTAGGCACCGGAGACATGTCGCAGGTGAATTACTCGTCCTGGCGCGGCGGCCAGTTGGGATTCCGGAACACCGTCGAGAATTACCGCTGGCTAACATTGATCCCGATGTTCTGCATGCCGGTGCGCCGCCGCATGATCGACACGCTCCTGATGGTGGGTAAGATCCCGGAGTCCGCGGTCGGCGATCCGAAACTGAATCTCTACGGCACTCAGTGGACCGCGCCGCGCTTTGAGTCCGTTGATCCGGTGAAGGACGCCGAGGCGGCGCTGAAGGACATCCGGATGGGCCGCATCACATGGTTCGAAGCGGTGCTCGCCAACGGGTACGACCCGTATGCGCAACTGCAACAGATCGCGCTGTTCAACAAGCTGCTGGACAAGTTCGAAATCATCCTCGACTCCGACCCGCGCAACACTACGCTCCGCGGCCAGGAGCAACCTGCGGCAACCGAAGAGCGGACGCCGACCAGCAAGGCGGTGCCCGGCGGCGCGAAGAGCCAGGGCATGGCGGCATTGTCCGAGGAGGATTTTGGGATGGTAAGGGAACTTCTGTTGGCGGGTTCCCACCAGGCGGCGCGCGCCTGGGACAGCACGACGCGCACATATCTGACGTAAGGAGGGATTCATGGAGAATCCGAACGTGGTGGAAACGGTAGTGACGCAGGTGGGGGCACTCAATCCACCAGTTGGTGGCGCCGGACCCGGCGACCAGGTGGTATTTGCCGCCGCCGATGGCACGATTGCCTTCCAGCCGGCGACCGTGGACGAAAAGAACCGCACGGTGGACGTCGTCTGGTACGGCGGCCAGACGGTTCCGCGCAGTGACCCGGACACCGGCGAGCCCTACATGTTGCGCCTGGACATGGCCGGCTGCCGCATGGAGCGGTTGAACGCGGGCGCGCCCGTCTTCGATTGCCACATGAGCGGCCTCGATTACAAGTCTGCCATGGCGAACCAACTGGGAGCCAAGGCGCAGCGCGGTTCGGTCGCCAAGGCGTGGGCGGATGGGCCGAAGGGGCTGGCGACGCTGCAGTTCGGCGTGGCCGGCGAGAACCAGGATACGGACCAGTTGTGGTCCGGCATCGCCTCCGGCCGCATCAGGAACCTCAGTTTCGGGACCTGGATTTATAGCAAGGTGCCAGCCAAGGACCCGAACGGAAATGGCACGATGGCGCCGCACCCGAGCGGCAGCCAGGCGCCGGTATTTGTGGCTCAAGATTGGGAACCGTTCGAGGTTTCCGCGATCACTGTGCCGGCAGACTTTTCAACTCAGTTCTTATCCGCAGAAGTGACTGCGGATGCGAAGCGGGCCACCAGCCCACAACAGGAGATCATCGTCATGGAACAGACGACTCAGACGGGTGCGGAAGCCCGTACCGATACGGCAGGACTCGACGCGGCGCGCGTTGAGGAATTGCGGGCGCAAGGAGCGGCGGTCGAACGGCAGCGTGTAAGCGCCATCCGCACCTCCTTCACACCCATGCTCAAATACGGCATCAAGCCGGAATTTCTCGACGCATTGATCGCCGACGGCACACCGCTCGATGCGGCCAGAATCAAAGTCCAGGATCAACTGGTGGCGGCCGCAAACCTGACGACCGATGGCAGGATGCATCCGACTCATTCGGAACTGGCGGTCACTCGCGACGGCGGGGAAACCAGACTCGCATGCATGCAGGAAGCGATCCTGTTTCGCATCAACCCCCTGATCTATCGCAACGAAGGGCCGGCGGTGCAGCGCGAGCGCGCGGAGATGGCGCGGGAATTCGTGGGCTTCACCTTGATGGAGATGGCCCGCGAAGCGCTCAATGCGGCGGGCATCAGCACGCGGGGAATGTCGAAAGACATGATCGCGCAGCAGGCGCTCAACTATCGCCGGCTTCCGCAATTCATCGGCATGGGCGGTTCGTATTTCGAGGGCGGCGGCGAATCGGTATCGGACTTCCCGTCCATTCTCGCCAACGTCGCGAACAAGACCTTGCGGGTGGCCTACTTGGCGATGCCGCAGACCTTCCGGCCCTTCTGCCGGCAGACGACCGCCGCGGACTTCAAACCGGTGAACCGCATGGCCTTGCACGATCTGGCCGAGCTCGCACCGCTGAACGAGAGCGGGGAGTACCGGACGGCGACGCTCACCGACTCCGGCGTGAGCTATTCGCTGGCCGAGTTCGGCGGCATCGTGCGCATCACGCGCCGCGCCATCATCAACGATGACCTGCAGGCCTTCACGCGGGTCTCCGAACAACTGGGTGCGGCCGCCTCGCAGCGGCAGAGCACCACGGTGTGGGCCGTGATTACCGGGGCCTCGGCGGCCAAGTACGCCGGCGACACCGCGATCACCAACCTGTTCCACGCGAACCACAAGAACCTGTTGACCGGGACGCCCGGCACGTCGATTGACCCAACCGTGGGATCGTCGAATCCCTTGATGGCGGTGACGAAGGCGCGGGCGCAGATGCGCGTGCAGAAGGGACCTGCCGGCTCGCATCTGAACCTGGTACCGCGATACATCGGGGTTCCGGCGGCGCTGGAGGGCTACGCCCTTCAGTTGATCTATCCGATCAACATCGCGTCTTCGGACCAGACCAAGGTCGTTCCGGAGTGGGTGCGCAGCCTGGTGCCGATATGCGAGCCGCGCCTGGATGACAACAGTGCCACGGCCTGGTACCTGTTCGCCGATCCGGCGCAGATCGACACGGTCGAGTACTGCTTCCTCGAGGGTCAGGAGGGCGTGTACTTCGAGACCAAGCAGGGCTTCGAGGTCGATGGCGTCGAGATGAAGGCGCGCATGGATTTTGGCGCCGCGGCTATCGACTTCCGCGGCATGCAGAAGAACAGCGGCGCAGCATAGGGCGGCGTCGAAATCAGAGACATTCGGGGGGTGGCGCCCGCCACTCCCCAAACGAAAAGAACAGGAGATAAAGCGATGCAGAATTTCGTTCATCGGGGGGAAACCCTCACTCTCACGGCGCCCTACGCGGTCAATTCCGGTGGTGGCGTCAAGGTCGGCAACATCTTCGGCGTTGCCGTCAATACGCAGGTTCAGGGCGACAGCATGGAGGCCGTGGTAAGCGGCGTGTTCGATCTGGCCAAGGACGCTAGCACCTTCTCGCAGGGCGATCTGGTCTACTGGGACGATACGAACAAAGTCGGCACCAGCACTGTCGGGGCCAATCTGCTCATCGGCAGCGCCGAGAAGGCGCAGTTGACCGGCGACGCGACAGTGCGCGTCAAGCTGTTTGGGGTGCCGGGGTTCTCCGGCTTCTGGGCCGAGGTGCAAATACTGATTGGTGCTTGGATGGTCCAGCCGTGGTGGGTGGTAGCGGCGGGCGTGGGGATCGTGGTGGGCGTGGCCTACACCTGGCGGGCGATGCAGAAGGCATTCTTTGCCGACGCGCTGCCGACCCCCGACGAGCATCCACGCACCGGCTGGCCAAAGTTCGCGGCCATTACCTGGCCGGAGATCACCGGCGTTACGTTGCTGGCGGGAACCAGTTTGCTGGTGGGGCTTTATCCGCGATTGCTGCTGGACCAAATTGAACCTGCCGTGAAAGCTCTGCTGGCCGGAGGAGTGCAATGAACTATATCGACCTCTTCCGCGCTACGCTGCCTGAGACCGCACTTGAAGTTGCCGTGCTCGTGGTGGTGATTGCCGATCTGGCTTTTTTG